CAATACGCATACGCTCTGTACCACCACTACCAGTTGTAAAACGTAATGCCCCAGCAGCAGCAGTTGCAATAGTTGCTAATGTACTTCTTAAATATAATGTTGTTTCATTGGCTGGAGTAGCTAAATCACCAAATACAACAGCATTTCCCCCAACGGTATCAACAACTAATTTACCGTATGTGCTAGGACTACTTGTACCAATACCTAAATTCCCACTAGCACTAATGGTAGTAGCAGCAACGGTAGATGGAGTTGTAGCGCCTAGAGTACCGTTAAGTGCTGTACCTGTGATAGTGCCACCGTTGATGGTAGCAGATGTAATTGTTAAGGCAGCAGCAGTATCACCTGACTGCAATTTGTCTGTGTTTAGGTTTACAAAGTTAGCATCAACCTCATTATGGGTGAGTGCCGAGCCTTTCCCTGCCCTTGTGACGATGGTTGACATAATTTATCCTACGCTAAAGTTACAGAAAGGCTACCTGCTGCTATCTTAAATATATCGCCTGTATCAATGGTTTTAGATGCAGTTAAAGGTGTATGGTAAAGCAAGTTACCTGAAGTAGAAGCATCAAGTATGCCAATCCAACCAATAGTACCCCATGATGCACCTGCCTGTGGGAATGATATGTCTGCGTTTGTTAGGCTAGCACCGTTTGATGGTGCGTCAAATGAAGCAGGTTGACGAGCGTAAGAGCCACCAGATACTTCTGTACCTGTGTTAGCATCGGTTGGGTCTGTAGTATATAAGCCAACATAAACTGTTGTTGGTGCTGTGTAGGCTGTAGCTCGTAGCGTTACATTAATTAAAGCATTTTCTAAGTAGTTACTCATTTCTGCCATGATATTATCCTTTATCGTGTTGCTATTGAAATTGAAATTGGTGAGCCTGAATATTCGCCTTGGTCATCTGATACGGTTAAGGCATTTAATCCACGGTCATACAATGTAGCCCAAGTTTGTAAGCGTTGGTCGTTCATAATGTATGGTTCTGCCTCGCCAAGTGCAGCGTATAGCAACAAGTCTGGACATACTGTTAAAAATACATTACTTGCTACTGTGTTACTTAATTGTTCTGGTTTAGCATAGTAGAGCATACTCAATGTATAAGCACTATCTGGTACTGGTGCAAATTGAAATTCTACGGCTAATACCGTGTATTGTTTTGGTAGACCTGAGTCAAAAGTCCGTGCGTTACGAAATAATGCGCTAGGTGATAGGTACTCAAGTACCATCGTTGGATTTGTTTGTAGATGTAGGTCACGCATCTGCAAGAAGTCAGTTGGTAACTCTACCGTTGCATCGCCAGCCACGGTAACTGTTGTGACTACCTTTAGCATTTGACGAATACGCAATTCACGTTGCAAGCGCAATTCAGCAAGCCTGATAAAGTCAGGAATCATTGCCGTTAAATCGCTACGAGCAAGGTAGCTGGCAATTGTAGATTGTAATTCTGCGTATGTAGTCAATGCCATTAGATGCGCCCTGCCCTTGTGCGAAATGCCCTGTTATCAGGGTCGTTTAACCATGCGTTAAATCTTTTCTTGTCTATTACTGCAAAGCCTCGTGTTATGCCTTGCTTTTCTAATTCTGCGAAAACTGTGAGCGGTATAGATGCTACCTTATTACCAAATGCATCCTCGCTCCATCTTTTACGTTCGTCTTGAGCAGCGTACTCACGCTTATTCATCTCTAAGATGCCGGTAATGTCTTGGCTCTTAGCAATGATTAGTTCGTCACCGTTATCAACAAATGACGTATTGGTAATGCCGTTGGATATTATATTGCTCATAAGACCTCATAATGGGGGAGAGTTTCCCCTCCCCACATATCTAACTAACTATCAGCTCAAATCGGCAATAATTCCGTGTGCTGCTTCGTTCTTAACTTCTAATGTGTACTCTACCAATAGTTGAGTTACATCAGCGTCACCAGTTTTGGCTAGCTCATTAGTTTGGAATGGACGTAGGTAAGCTACTGAAGCCATTTCAGGGTCTACTAAGAAAGCTACATCATCTGAGTCTGTGTTAGGAATGAAACGGTTAGGAATGATTGAGATAGTACCAAAATCAGACACATAAACGTCTGCTGCACCAATGATAGCTGCTTGAACAGTACCAGGAACGTCTTTATAACGTGTAGCGATACCGGCAAATGTAGATGCAACTACTTTTTGAGCTGGAGTTACCATCAATAGAGTTGGTGAACCACCGTTTGTGTAAGCAGATTGGATTACTGTGTTCAAGATAGTTGCTGTGAAAGCACGGTCTGTACCAGTAGTACGTGCAGTAGTACCAGAAGCACCAGCAGAACCACCAGAACCGTTAGAAGTGTTTGAAGCTAACCATGTTTGTAGACCACCCAAAGTACGAGCAGTTGTAGCATCACCAGCAGCAGCAACTTGGTTGCTTAATAAGATAGCTTCCATGTCACGTTTGATTTCGGCAGAAGCCTTAGCCAATTGGTATGCTTTCTCAGATTTACGACCAGCTTTGTTAACTGTTTCCAAAGTGCCAGAAACTTTAACAGTTTTAGCAGAGATTTGAGTACGGTTACCAATACGAGTAGTAGGTGACAATGTTGCATCAGATGCAGCAGCGCCCTCAACTACAGCGTTAGAAGTGTTAACAGCAGCCAAGCTGTCTTTTTGCCACTCGTGGTATACGGCAGTAGCAGAAGTCTTACCAACAGATGTCATAAATGGAGTATCTGTAGGAGAGATGTTGTAGATTACATTAGCCAAGTCTTCACGTTGACCAATGGCGGTATAGGTTTGATATGTTGCCATGATAATTCCTTAAATAAAGTTTTCAAAAGCAGAAACCGCATCACGGATTTTGCCTGTTTTTTGTAATTGAGCCATAGCCTTCTTATGCTGGTCAGTATTTGTTGCTGTGTTACTGTTACCAGACTTAATAGTCTTAGGCGGTTCACTAACCCTCTTGTTTAGTTGAGGCTTAGATTGTTGTAATTTATCGTACTGCATTGCCTTATACAATGCCATAACGTGCCGAGCATCACGTACTGCTGATAACTCTTGGTCTGAGAATCCTAAGTTCTTTGCGAATGAACGCAAATCTGACCTTAGTGCCTCTCCCTTAACTGGGTCGCTATATTCCGGTAGCGTTTCAGATAGTACGGCAGCTTGTTGAGATAGGTATTGTTGCATTCCTTGCTGTTGCTCGGCTTGTTGCATCTCTGCAATGCGTTGTCTTTCAGCTTGTATTGCGTATAACTTCTCTTTATTCTGCGACATCTCTGCCACTCGTACAGCGTAACCAATAGGGTCAGACTCTTTTAAGTAGTCCAAGTCTTCCTGTGGCTGTTGAGCATTAAGTAACTGCTCCATTGCCTGCAACCGTTCTGCATAAGCATCACGCATATATTTGGCTTCTTCAATAGCTTGTTGTTCAGCCTCTACTGCTTTTCTTTGCTCTGCTACTTGTTGCGTTTTTTTGGTATAGTCTGCACCTTGTTGGGCTAGTGACTTTAGTTCAGTTAAGGTTAGTTCTTTCTCTTCACCACCGACTTTAACATTAAACCGTTGTTCGTCTTGGTCTGATTCAGACTCCTCTGAGCTATCATCGTCTTGCTCAATTTGTTGCTCGTTACCACCTTCGTCATTCTCTTGTTCTGTTTGCTCTTCTGCTTGCCCTTCTTCGGGTGCTTCCGATGCATCCATTAAACCTAAGAATGCGTTTGTTGCTTCATTGATAGTGCCATTACTTTGTGTGTCACTCCCGTTAGGGTTGGTGTCGGTAGTCATTTAAATCTCCAAATGCTAGTGCGCCTAGCCACGTTTTATAGATACTATAAAATCTTCCAGCGTTTTGCATTAATCTTGCGGTCATCTGCCATAGCTACAATGTGAGCCATTACTTCACGGATAGCCGTTAGCTTTGTGTAAGCATCTTGTCGCTCATCGTAATCGTAAAGCGGTGAATTAGCCCACCGTAGCATTTGTAAATCTTCCATCTCTTTAAATACATCCAAGAAATTTTGGTCTTGGAGCATATTGTTTGCCCACTCTGATTTGGTCATTTTAGCCCTATATCTTGTGTATTATACACCGTATTCTTCTATATCTTGTGGTTCAGCCTTTATACCACCTTTTACCATTTCATTCAAGCTAGTAATGGCTGACATAATAGCGTTAAGCTGTTCTGTCTGTAGTTTACCGTCTGTTGCTTGTGTCTTAATCTCAAGCTCCATCTGTTTCAATTGAAGCTCGGCTTCCTTGATACGGTAGTCACCTTCCATTTGCATTTGTTTTTGTTGCATCTCTAGTTCTTTACGAGCGTTATCTACTTGCATTTGCTCACGGTCTAATTGCAACTTAGCTTGGTTAGTTTGTGCAGTAAGTTGAGCCTTGTCTGCTTCTACCTTGGCATATAACTGTGCTGCCTCAGATGTAGGGTCAGCAGGTGGCTGGCTTGCTTGCTGCATTATTTGCTGTTCAACCTCTGGTGTAATCTCATTAATGAATGATGTGGTGTCTTTAAAGCCAGCCATCTCAATCATACGACCAAGAGTGCTACGGTATTGCGTTACAGTCACCAATGGGTTGTTAGCACCGTACTTGCCGATGATTTCTTCTTGTTTAGCCATAATCATTTGCAACATAGCAATCTGCTCTTGACGGTTACCGTTACCCAAGCCTACGTTGATTGATACATCGTATAGGTCAGACCATTCACGTGGGTCATAAGATACCCATTTGCCACGCATACGAATTGTCTTGGCTTGGTTTTGATATTTGCATAGTAGGTGCAAGATGCCACGGAATAGTGATTTAACACCTGTTTCAGCAAAGATACGAGCCATTAGCTCTAGCTTACCTGCTGACTGTTGCATCATGGCTGCCACGGCTGTTGCTGTGGTATTCTGAAGCACGTTAGCATCAAGACCTTGCTGTAGGTCACTAACACCAGTACGTTTAGCCTGTACACCGTCTAGGTATTCCATCATCGGGAATGATTGACCGGCTGTGTTCTGTACGTTTAATTGTGTAACTGCTTGGTTATTCTTAACACGAACAACACCACCGGCAGTAGACGTTAGCAAGTCATCTAGGTTTACTTGACCCTCTACGGCTGTAACACGGGCATTGTTTGTTAGGTACAAGTTGTCTAGCATCTGACGTAGGATAGTAGACTTGGTTAGTTGCAAGTCCATTGTCCTGTCGGCTAGTGATTGACCAAAGAACTTGTGTGGAATAGGAATTGGGCATACAGAGTGGAATGGCACGTAGTCGCATTCTTCATTAGACAGTATTGTTTCACCGCCTAGGATAACCCTGCGTAGCTCTAGCAAGCCGTTGTCGTTAGTATCTACCTTGATGTAGCACTCAAATATCTCAACTTCTTCCATTGATAGGTCGCTAGACTGTGTATAGTCAGGCAACTCATCACGACCAAAACGAGCTAAACGCTCTGGTGCGTACTCTAAACGGTCATTTGCTGGGATTGTGTCTACGATAGACTTCTCGTAACCCATAGCAATCAAGTCACCACGGGCAATCATTCTACGGTGCGCTGTGAATGGTGAGTCTTCAATGGTCTTAGCACGTTTGCTGATTAAGAACTCCTCTGGTGGGACATTCTCAATGGCGATACGGCTTTCATCGTTTATCTTTTGTATTGTAATGTTATGCGTATTGTAAGGCATACCATCCATGCCAATGACTACATCGGTCACTTGCTTGGTGATTTCCCACTCGCCTGTCTGCATAATCATGGCTAACTCGTCATCGGTTAAGCCTTTATACTTCTCTTTGATGGTGTCTTTCTTTTCTTCCCAGTAGGCTTTAACAACACCGACCTTTTGAAGCAATGCATCCTTGAACCAGTTGTGTAGGATTAAGAAACCATCGTTGTCTTTATAGAATACCCAGTTAGCCATGTCGCTAGCTTGGTCAGCAAGCTCTTCTTCACCGTCTTTAGTTGGCTCAAAGCGTACAGCATCCTCGCATGACGTGAATACACGGATTAGTTGAGGCAATGCACCGTCTACGGCTTCAGCTACCTCACCGGTAACTACTTGGCTGCGACCTTCTACCTCAGTACCGTACTTGTCACGGAAGTAGTAGCTCATCGCATCAGCACGGGCTTGAACCGTATCAGACTCTAAGTAGCCAATAGCGTTATTGATTTCATCAGCAACAAGTGCCTTTAATTCTTCTTGGTTCATCATACGACCCATGCCTTATTTTGTTGTAATGGTTGTGACCACGTTGTGTCTACTTCTACTAACCCTATTGCTAAATATCTAAACGAGTCTGCAAAGTGTGATGACCAGTCATGAACTGGCTTATCGTAAAACACATTCTGCTTCTCGTTAAACTCACGTCTATAGTTACGCAATGCTACCAGACCATTCTTTGTGCGTTCCATGTCAAACCAGCATCTAGGCAGCATACGTCTGACTGCTTGAATGCCATCTGCTATAGATAGGCTTGGTGCTACTGTTACGTCTAGTCCAGCTTCCATTAAGACTTCTAAACGGCTGCGACCTGTGGTCATCTCTCTGACTCTTACATCGTGTGGAAGAATCTGCTGACCCTTGTCATAACCATTATCACGTAACCAACTAACATAGTAATCTAATCCTACTCCGTGGTTTTCAGTACAGTCTATTAGCTGTATCTCTTTACCTACTATCTGCGCTACCCAAATACACGTACTGTCGCTGACACCCAAATCCCAGCTACAAACAATCTTTGCCAGTTCGTCTTTAGGTATCTTAGTAACACGCTTCTCGTTATCAGCTTCATGTAGTAGTGACCCATAGTAAGCACCTTCTACCGGTGCGTCAAAGCTGCACTCAAACTCTTGCTTGTACTTGTCCTCGCCCATCTCGTTCTTAGCACTAGCCAACTCTTGTGGGTCTAGTATGCCAGTATCACTAGCCTTAAACTCTAAGAACTTCCAACCCTCGGTGACCATTGCTCGTTCTTTAAACTCACGAAAGTGATTATTGCCCTTCGGAGTACCAATAAACAAACAATAGCCTTTTTTATCTGCCAAAGCTGGTCTTAAAATAAGATTCCAAATTTTTGGGTCTTGGTCACCTACCTCGTCTAGGACTGCACCGTGAAAATATTGACCCCTTAAACTGTCGCTATTCTCACTACCGTATAGGCTTATCCTTCTGCCCATGAAGTCCACTCGTAGCTCTGCGATGTTTGCAGTACCACCAAGTGAGCGAGTATATTCTACTAGGTAATCCCATGCGACCCTTTTAGCCTGTGAGTAAGTTGGTGCTATATAAGCGTACCGTGGGTTTTTATCTTTGTTCTGTAGAGCAGAATGAATCAATTGCACAATCGCAGATACAGTCTTACCCATCCTACGATGTGCTACTACCACAACAAAACGATTCTCTCTTACTGCCTTGTGTATCTCTTTTTGTGGTAACCTAGGCTTATAGCCTAAGTCAATCGGGTTAGTAGTTGTCATCTATACCCGTTACCACTTGTATCAGCAATGGTGCATCAGCATCACCGCTTATTTTGTTCTCTTGGACTACCTTACCATCCATTCTGTCAAAGACTTCTTTGATAGCAGATACGTCACCATCCTCTGCCTTTGTCACTAAAGCCTCTGCAATAGATCTAGCTCTTAATGCTTCATTCTGAATTAATATACGTTTCAGAGTATCATTCATTAATCTGTTGATTTTATTTGAATGATTGTTACCTTGATTAGCTTCTGCTGCCTTCTCTCTGGCTGCTGCTAATTGTGCTGCTTTTTCTTCTGTCATTTTGTTGTGACTCCTTATAGGTTGGTCACCCAGTTGTTAAAATTAGTTTACCAATGATGTATTGCGTTAATAACGAGTGTAAGGTTAGCGATTACAGCTAACAGTATTATTGCCCAATGATCGTTCATTTACCATTTGACCTTGTTCGCCCAGTAAGCAGCACTTAGTTTGCCCTTGGCAATGTTTTCAGCATGACGTGCTTTAAATGCTTCGTTACGCTTGCTGTTATCTGGACTGCCCTTTACACCTTGTTGACCAAAGCGAATAGTTTTAATCTCGTCACCATCTTTTGCTACTACTACGTGTGACTTGGTTGGATGGTCTGGAGTTGCCTTTGGTTTGTTAAAGCCAGTAACACCAGCTCTCTCTAGTCGTGGATCTTTAGCCATTATGCCAATTCAGTTACGCAGACTGTAGATGCTGTAGTTGCTGCATCTTTGATGTAAGCCATCTTGTTGCCGGAAGTAACTTTAAAGAATGAAACAGTATTTGGAGGAATCATTGCGCTAGTAGAAACTGTAGCTGTTGGATTAGCACCAAAGGCTACATAGCAATGACCAGATACAGCAGCAACACGTACTAGTGTTATC